CCGTCGACAAGGAAGCAGTGGAGAAAGCACTAGGCTTCGTGCCGACAAAGCAAGGGAAGGAAAGCGCAAGGCTTTCAATCAAACTAATTACTGGAGGAATATAAAATGGCTGCACCCGATACAACGAAGTTCCAGGTGAACTTCAAGTTGGCCGACGGAACATTGGTCAACATCTATGCGCAGGACTCTGCTGAACTAGAGACGTCGCTTACTACGATTCAAGATACGGCGTCGTTGATCCACAGTGTGAGTCAATCTTTGGGAAGCGCTCCGCAAACTGGGGGATACCGTCGTAGTTTCGTACCAAAGTCCGACGCACCAGTGGCACAACCAGCATCTACCGAATCACCAGCAGTAGTTGAAGGACAGTCTCCGAGTTGTAAGCACGGCACGATGACCTACCGTACTGGTACGTCAGCGCGTGGACCTTGGAAGGGTTGGATGTGCGCTGCACCAAAGGGTGCAAGCGACAAGTGCCAAACAATCTGGGCGTAAACCGTGAGGGGGCCACGAGATTTCGAGGCCCCACTCTGCGCTCAAACTGACCCAGAAGCGTTCTTTCCAGAGAAGGGTCACACACCTCCGCGATCTGTCAAAGAGACTTGCTTCCGGTGTGAACATCAAGTTGAGTGTGCTGAATGGGGCTTGAAGCACGAAAGATTTGGGATATGGGGCGGCCTTACTGAGAAGCAACGTCGCGTCATTCGCCGACAAAGAAACATAGTTGCAGATTATATTCCGGTGGAGGTGTTCATTGCTAAAACTATCCCGCGCTTGGGGGACAGTAACAACAAAGGCAACACCACTTCCTGAAGTTTGGAAAGAACTAACACTCCAGGACATTAGGTTTCGCAGAGGGCAAGTCTGTATGATTGCTGCTGCGCCTAATGCTGGCAAGTCTATGCTTGCTCTGGTCTATTCGATCAAGGCTGGCATACCTACTTTGTTCTTCTCGGCTGATACTGATACTGCAACCGTAATGCTCAGGACCGCAGCAGCGGTCTCTGGGCATACGCAGTTGACTGTCGAACAAAACCTTGAGCGGGACTCGTCTTACTACGACGAGGCTATGGCCAAGGCTGACCACATTCAGTGGGTCTTTGATTCATCTCCGAGTCTTGATGATATCGAGATGGAAGTGAAGGCTTACTTAGAACTCTATGGTGAGATGCCACAGTTGATTGTCATAGACAACCTGATGAACGTGGTCTCTGAGACGGACAACGAATGGGCAGGACTAAGGGCGATTATGGCAGAACTGCACGATATGGCTCGCAAGACTGAAGCCTGCGTGATGGTCTTGCACCACGTCTCTGAGGCATCAGAGTACGGCTCGCCTGAGATGCCACCACCACGCCGTGCTATTCACGGCAAGGTCTCTCAGTTGCCAGCGATGATCTGCACCTTGGGATATGACCCAGCGAACAGGACCTTGCGAGTTGCTGCAGTCAAAAATCGCTTTGGAAAACACACGGCAAATGGAAACGAATGGGCAACCTTCTCGGTAAACTTTGCTTCGTGTCAGATTGAATCCGTGACAAGTGAGGCAGGCAAGATGTTCTATAGAGATGCGCAATATGCAAATCGCCAACAGTAATCTCGTCATCATACCTACCAGAGGCAGGCCTGAGAACGCAGAGCGGGCCGTCAAGTATCTCAAGGAACACAGCAAAGTCTCTGACATTGTGCTGGGTCTTGATGAGGATGATGAGCATAACTATCCGAGGCTTGATGGTGTGATGTATGAGGTAGGTCCACGTGAATATATGATCGCTACTCTCAACAAGATAGCGATGAAGTATGTCGATGACTACCTCTTCTTCACCTTCTTGGGTGACGACAACATCGTAACCACTGAGGCGTGGGATGTGGCTATGTCTTTGACCTTGGCTCAAAAGGGATATGGCATTGCCTATGGCAACGATATGTTCCAGGAGGATAAGTTGCCTACATCCATAATGATTACAACCAACATCGTCAAGGCGCTTGGCTTTATGGCTCCGCCACAACAGAAGCACCTCTACGCAGACAACTTCTGGCAGGCCTTAGGTAAAGGCTTAGGTTCTTACTACTACTTCCCAAGCGTGTACTGGGAACACTTACACTTCTATAACAAGAAGGCCGATAAGGACATCATCTATATCGAGGCTAACTCCAAGGAGCGCTACGATAAGGATCGCAAGTCCTTTCAGAAATATATGAAGAAGCACTATGTCAACGATGTACTTCGAGTCAAGGAGGCCCTCAATGCCGTACTCCGATCCGAGTAACAAAGAGTGGGTAGTCCAGAAGATTAGGGAGATAGAACCCAAGAAGATTCTTGATGTCGGCGTAGGTTCTGGAAGCCTGGAGCACTACGTCCGTGCGAACTTCGGTGCGTCTATTCAACTCGATGGCATCGAGGTATGGAAGCCGTACATCTCAGAGTTCAACCTGCTTGAAAGGTATAACAACCTGTTCATTATTGATGTCAAGCAGTGGGATAACTGGGACTATGACCTCGTGATGTTCGGTGATGTACTAGAGCATATGCCAGAGGCTGAGGCTGTGTCCCTATGGGATCGAGCATCGCGTCAGGCTAGGTCAGCCATCATCACCATACCTATCATCCACTATCCGCAAGGCGCTTACGCTGGGAATCCATACGAGATCCACCACGAGGAGGATTGGAACACAGAGCGAGTACTTGCCAAGTTCTCTGGCATCACTGAACACGCAGAGTTCACCGAGACTGGTGCGTACCTAGCGAGGTTTGATAATGCCAAGCGCTAGATACAACAAGACCAAGGGAACTCAGTTCGAGACAGATGTGATGAAGTACCTGCGCTCGCTAGGCCACTTCGTTGAGCGACTAGCCAAGGCTGGGGCCAACGACGAGGGTGACTTGGTTGCCATCGTCGCAGGTCAGACCTATGTTTTGGAACTGAAGAACCGCAAGAAGATTGATCTGCCTGCCTTCTGGAGCGAAGCGCAGGTGGAAGCCGAGAACTATGCGAAGGCACGGGGTCTGGCCTCTACCCCGCCTGCCTTCGTCATAGTCAAACGTAGGAACGCATCAACAGAGAAGGCGTGGGTCATCCAGCCTTTGGAGAACTGGGCAAAGGAGAAGGAATGAACACGCTTCAGTATTCCATTACGTGTAATTGTGGAATAACCATTATTGGAAACTCTGAAAAGGGGTTAGTGGAACTTGTCAAACTGCATAACGAGAGTGGCAGATGGCATCTAATGTGGAAAAACTATTTCAACATTATTCAGAAGACAGAGATAGAAGAAAGAATAGAAAGGGAGAACAGTGCCAACACCGCAGGGTGATATCACCAGCAGTCAACTATGGACCCAGCCAGAAGAGGAGAAGCAAGATGATCTGTTCGACGTGCAAGGAAGCGGCGGAGATGAACAGCCAGCAGAAGATCAAGGAAGCGACGAAACTACACAAGAAGTGTAAGGACTGCGAATGTCAGCACAAGACTGGAACAGGGTGGTTCGTTCGAAAGGGCGAAAAGGTAAGTCTGCATCAAACGCAATCTCCATAGAGATTATCGTCGCTCACTACGGCGGTGAGGTCAAGCAGGGCCGAGCCGCTAGTGTCAAGTGTTGCATACACGATGACTCTAGGCGTAGTGCTGTGATGAACACGTACGACAACCTGTACTTCTGTCACACCTGCGGTAAGGGTGGGTCAGCAATAGATGTGATAATGGAAAAAGAGGGGTTAGGATACAAAGATGCAGTCAGCCGTGCAGACGAGATCGTTGTTGGAAACGGTGGTTCGGTACAGTCAAAGCCTCGACGAGGCAACCGTAGCGTATCTCGAAGGACGTGGTATATCTAAGGAAGTAGCCGAGCAGATGACGCTTGGCACAGTTGTTGACCCAGCAGAGGGCCATCAAGATTATGTGGGGTGGCTATCCATCCCCTACCTGACAGCGATGAGCCACTGCGTAGCGGTGAAGTTTCGTCGCATTGACGATGGCAAGCCGAAGTATGGTCAGCCGGTAGGACAGAAGGCACATCCCTACAATGTCTCAGATGTCCTCATCCAGTCACCTTTCGCAGTGATCTGTGAGGGTGAGTTAGATGCAGTGATTCTCTCGGCTATCGTGGGTGTTCCAGCAGTGGGAATCCCTGGAGTGCAGGCGTGGAAGCCACACTTTGCCAAGTTATTCACCGGCTATGAGGTTGTCTATGTTGTAGGCGATAACGATGTGAAAGAAGATGGCACAAACCCAGGAGCAGAGTTCGCTCGGCGTGTCCAATCCGAACTATCGAATGGGACTATAGTAACATTACCACCCAATACGGACATCAATGAATACTACCTGTCCAATGGGCCTGAAGAATTACGGAAACTATTTGGAGGAGCGAAGTGAGTGACAACCAAGCGGGAGTTACAGGAAGTGGCAGAATTGTTGATGGATACGGGAATGATTATAGTGTCGATGAACTACAGGGATGGAACAATAACAGTCCGTCCAATCCCCACAAAGGCATAGACGATGAGTTCATCAGAGATGTCTGGACTATTCTCGATGCAGCAGGAAATCTGCTCATCCGCAAACATCACGATTACGGCCCAAAGAACATCGCTCACAGTCCGGGCGGACCACTCAACGGCCTCCGAGTGCGAATGTGGGACAAAGTGGCTCGTATCAATAATCTACTTGATAGCCGAGTCTCTCCCAGTAACGAGTCACTCCGAGACTCCTTCATAGATCTTCTCAACTACAGTGCCATAGCCATTATGGTCCTCGATAAGAAGTGGCCTGAGTTACCTAATGACTGAAACACATATAACTGCTGTTGCGTGTACAGAAGAGTTCATCTATGAAGATGGAAAGAAGATAACTGTTTCACATTACGGATGGAATTACATAGACCGAGAAGGAAAACTGATGCACCAATGTACCTGTAGTGATGGTGGCAAAGAAGTCAATGACTGAGATACATCCCATCCTCAAGGACCTCATCCCTGGCGTGGTACACACAGTCCACCGCAGGTTCTGGGCGTATGTTGAACGAGCCGACTTGATACAGGAAGCACACCTCTTCCTGACCTCTCGCGCTAGGGATTTCAACAAGCAGATGGAAGAGCCAGACGAGCAGATACGCAAGCACAACGAGAGGCGTATCGGATGGCAGATGCAACGCTCACTAGAGCGCTACGCTCGCAAGGAGAAGGCCAGCAAGTCTGGCTATGAGATACAAGATGAGTCCTACTACGACCGCATCACGGTCAGCCAACTCCTGCCTTATGTGATTGCTTCGGTAGTCAACGACACTGCCCTAGAGCAGGCACAGAATATGATCAACGATGGCAGACCACAGAAGCCCTCTGCTCCTGCTGAGGGTGGCAACCTGCTCGCTATCTTGGTAGACATCAAGGCTAGTTATGTCAAGTTAGAGAAGGACGAGCAGGAGATACTGCGCTTTCGCTATCACGAGAACTACACACTAGAGATGATTGCAACCTACCTTGGCTGTGCCATCTCCACTGCTGACCGGCGCATCCTCAATGCGCTCCGCAAGGTAGTTGCAAACCTTGGCGGTGAGAGTCCTTGGCAATGAAGGAGGCCGATCTCTTTGAGTACCTCAAAGGCAAGCACTTCCCTGACCTATACAAGTCAGAGGGAATCTACGACAGTTTCGACTGCATCTCCGACGACAAGAAGTTCTATATCGAACTCAAGTGTCGTCACACACACTACCCAGACCTACTCATTGAGCAGTCCAAGTATGTCCGTCTTGTGGACGAGGCAGGTTTCCGAGTCCTTGACCCTTGGTATATCAACTCAACACCTAACGGAGTCTTTGCGTTTGACCTATCGCGTGTACCACAGCCAGCGTGGGAAGAGCGATGGATGCCCACTACCACAGAGTTTGCTAACACATCTAAGAAGATCAAACTCGTCGGCTTTCTCAATCTGAACTATGCGCTACCCCTATAAGTGTTCTCAATGCGGCATCGAGTTCGATGTCGAGCGATCCATCCACGCAGAGGCATCCTCTCCCTCCTGCCCAGAGTGCAAGGTAGAGATGTGGCGTGTCTATACCACGCCCTCTATTCAGTTCCGAGGTTCTGGCTTCTACTCCACAGACAAGTAAGCCCCCGTCTTTCGACGAGGGCCTTCTTGCTAGGAGGGGCTGGAACGGAAGGGGCTACCAGCGTTAGTCAGAGTCTAGCAGAATCATTACAGTATGGCAGGGATCACCGCCATCTTCCCACTCTTGGCGTGTCTCTTCCGACATATACTCCCAGCCCCCATCGTGGGTCTGGCAGTAGGGCAGGCTGATCCAGCCAGCCTTGTATCCAATATAGAGCCACCATCTACGCATTAGATTCTCCCTCAGTAGTGATAGTTGCGGAGCCAGAACGCCCACGCTCTACAAGGCGTGTCGTAGCGGTGATCAATGTATCGGAGACCTCTAAGTATCTGGTAACGAGGTCGTCGACTATCTTCACCAAGTCGTTGAGCGATTCCGTATGCAGATGAGGTCGGGTTATCGGCGTAGTGGTCAAACCTCGACTCACTGGACCAAAGATAGTTGAGGCACTTCCACTCTCGCCCTCTCCATCCCCACCCTGCACTAGCGTAAGACTTGGCGATCCGTCGGTTCTCACGCTTCTCCTCCATCGTTGCCTTCGTTCGGACTTCCTTCTTGACCGGAGGTGGAGGTATGTGACCCACCCTGTCGTGGGCTACCCATACGATTGCGACTATTATCGTCAAGGCTATGCCACTTCTTACCTTCCACCTCGTCACGATGCTTCTCCTCTTCCAAGAACTCTCTATAAGTCTCGTAGTATTGATTGGCTAGTCGGGTGAGCGCCCTCGCCCTCGCCCTCTGGTAGTTGCGCAGGGCTACGGCTGTCTTGACCGCCGTCACAACCCTCTTCTCCTTCATAGTCGTAACCCCCTTAGTTTGTCGAACTGCTGAATCTGTGCCTGTACTACAAGGCTCGTAACATTGATCGGTTCTATCGTTTGGTGGATGTCCTCACCCTCTCCCTCCCAGACGGAGACAAGTATCTTGGCAGGTGCGTGTTCACGATAGTAGTGTAACGCCTCCTCCACCGACTCTGTGCCGATGATAGCCTCCCCCTCGAATGTTCTAACTGTGTAGAAGTTTGTTCCACTCATCCTCTGCCACCTCCTCCTGTATGAATGTGCCACCGAGGTCAGTCATTATGTAGGTGAGTACCTTCTTCATCTTGATTTGCCTGCCTATGTTGGGACCAGCGAGGCGCACCGCCTCCCTCTCCACCCTTTCCGTCTCTTCCTTAGTCATTGTCTAATCCCCCTGATTCACTAGGTATGCCCTGACTTCGTGAAGCAACTCAAAGATAGCCTTGCTATCGAGTTCCCCACCTTCTTCTATCCTGTCTATTGCTTCCTCACATAGCACGATCATATCTTCCTTAGTCATTCTCTCCCTCTCCCTCTAGTCCGTAGGGTGCGGAACTTCCGCCCACTAGGTCATCATCACAGAGCGCAAAGTGCTTGACCATTAGGTCAGTATCTATGCGCCTATCACATACATTACAGAGAGCCACTCTCGCCCTCCCTCTCCCTCGTCATCTGGCACTCGCAGACTACTACTTGGTAGTCATCCTCCCCTAAGAGCGTGAGGACATAGTAGCCCTTGCCATAACACGCAGAACACCGGCTCATATCTTCCGCACCTCCACCTCTAGTAACTCCCTCCACTCCTCACGGTTACGAGTGGTAGCCAACTCGTCAAGGAAGTATTCGATCGCCCCCTCCTTTGCGTGGTCAGCGTCCACCCCCTCCCACTTCGTGAAGTAGACCAACTCAAAGCGGATATCGTATTCGTTCATCACTCTAAGTCCTTTCCGTCGTGGATACACTGACGGCATACATACCAACCGCCATCCTCCTTGATGAATGTAGCGGTGTCTCCGCATATAAAACACTCGTTCATCTCTTGCCCTCTCCCTCTACTACTTCGCCACAATGGGCGCAGGTGTAGCCGTCAGGGTATCCCTCAGCCTCGGCAACGGTGAGAAGTCCGTAGTAGAGGGGATTATCAGCGCAGGGTGAGCATATCAACATCTCATCCTCTACGAAATAACCGAAGTCCTCGCCCTCTCCCACCCTCGTAATAACTGCGTCTCCGTATTCATCGCCCACCTTCAGGCTCTCCCACTCTTGGCGGGTCAGCCAATAGTAGATACCTTCATCATCCGGCAGGTCAGCGAGGTCTCCCTCATAATCGTCAGGGATGAGACCGAATACCGCGACTCGCTCCTCATCCTCTCCGTTCACCCTAATTAGCACCTCTTGCGTTTCGATTTCCATTACTTGCCCCCTCCCTCTTGTCCGTAGCATTGAGTGAAACTTCCCCAACAGTAGCCCTCTCCGGTGTAGTGGATGTGCGTGGCGGTGTAGTAGATCAGGGCAAGCCATAGCAGGACGGCAACTGCTACCGCCCTCCTCCCCCTCTTCGTCAGTTTCACGCTCACGCGTCCACCTCGATTTCGTCTCCGTTAGCGTCTAACACTTCCGCCTCTTGGTAGCCGATTTCCTCTAAGTTGATCGCGTGATTATGGATGAGTTCAGAAATGGCGAAAGCGATCACGCTCTCCTCGCTATGCCCCTCTCCATTCATTACCGGATGAGTCGAAATCACCGCATAATCTAGAATGAATCTAGCGGTGTAGGTTGTTGTCTTGTCCATATCTAGCCCCCTCCTAAGAGGCTAAGAGGTCTAACGGTTAGACCCTCTCCACCCCCCACCGCGTGAGCGATGAGGGGCAGGCAGGGGCTAACCTACATTGAACGGAAGTAGTGACCGCCACTCTCCCAGAAATCACCCATTAGAAGATCGCGGGCATATCTCTCAAAATCGAAGTAATACGAGAGAGAGTCCGGCAGATCGTGAAGCACTCCTAACGCGTTAGCCATCTCCTCACCGAAAGCGGTATCTGACTCGAACTCGCCGAAATATGCCTCACGCATAGCGTCGGGGTCTGCCTCGCACCCATTAGAAAGCCACGCCTCCCACGCCTCGCGCTCACTATCGTCCACGCTTGCGAGCAGTTCGGCTTTCTCTTGCGCCTCCATAGGTGAACACTCCCCCCTGAGTGCGCCCCCGAATCCCTCGTGATCGAATACCCAGAACTCATCTGCCCCGCAGGTAGCGCACTTATCACCGGCAAGGGTGACGGCTAGGGAAATCTCTCCCGCCCTCTCGCCCTCTACCCACGCGCCGTTGAGTCTGCCCTCGTTATAGCACCCTAAGCACCCTACCCAGGCGCGAGGTGTTGTTGTTGTTGTCGTTTCCATTGTTAGCCCCTCTTTCCTTGTTGTTGGTAGTGGAAAGCCTACGCCCTCCCCACCGCATAGAGTAGCGGTTACTCTATGCGATAGGCAAGACCTACGCCTTAGCAATAGGCAAGAAATATCTCACGCACCTCCTCATAAGTGGCAAGACCGCGCCCATATCGGCGCACCTTGTCTAACACCTCCTCATTCTCGCGGATCGTCTCTAACGCGATGGCAGGGTGGGCGAATACCTCACCCGCTAGGCAGGCAACTAGAACATCCCCCGCCATAGGCTTAGATTCTGTCCTCATTTCTTGCCCCCCTTGATCCCTAGTGCCTCGCGGTGATTCTTGCGGGCGCACTTACCGCACACGCCGTAAGCGGTGAACATCGCCAGAAGATCGGCGGTGCTTCCGCATTGATTACACCCCTTGATTTCCATTTCTAGCCCCTTTCTCTCTCTATCCCTAGCGGATAGACCTCCCCGCACCCTCGCGAGTGCGGGAAAGACTACGCGCTAAGCGGTCACTAGGTCACGCGCTAGGCGTGGCGAATCTTCCCGTAATTCTTCCGTGTCGGCTATGTCGAATACATACCGCCAAGAGAATCTCATAGGCGAATCATCATCCCTCGCACCGATCGGCACTAACACCGCGATACCTTTCGCACCTTTCTTCACGCTACGCCCAGACTCTCGCCACGCGTGAAAGCCCGCGCATTGAGTAGCGTTAGGGCGTTGAGCGATGATCGCACACGCGTTAGCGAATGAGTAGTGAGAGAGTAGCCCGAAAGGTAGATCGGGATTCGATTCTTCTACCGCTTTCGCGCTAGCCCTTAGATCATTGATAAATTGTGCCTTGTCCTCTTTCGATCTTGCCATTACTTAGCCCCTAACTATCGGCGCACCTTACGCCAATAGAGAGAGTCTAACACTTTCTAACATATAGGCAAGACCTAGCGCGTGGCGTGTTATGGGCTAGGTCTAGCGATCTCATCCGGCGGGGGAATCGGTGCGCTAGGCGAACACGCGGGGCGGGTCATCCGGCGCGGGTGTCGCGTGGATCGCGGGGCAATAGATCGCGGGGCGGGTTATTAGGTAGCGGGCTAGGTAATAGGCAAGGGCGGGGAGAGTGCCGTAGCGGTAGCAAGCCCCTACTGATTCATTAGAGCAATGCGGTTAGTGCGGTCACCGCCAGCAAAAGACCGCAGACCGCCAGCAATAGACCCCAGGTTGCTAAATAGCGACCGCAGGGTCCCGTAACTCCCCAACTAAATATCTCGACTAAAGTCAATCTATACCGTTGGGTCGTACCGTATTGTCCGTATTTGTACAGATATAAAGATGAACAATAGGTGATTTCCGTCACATTAGAGGGAAATCGCTATTTTTTTCTGCCTTAGTGTAGTAGTAGAGAGAGAGAAACGGTACGCCCCTAGTTTCTCTCGATACGGCCCCCTCTCGTTGACACTTCGGGGGCCTAGCACCAACAGTATTTACCCCTCGGCTCCTGTGGTCGCCTCGGGTGCTTCAAGCACCTAGCGGTGCTTTTTAGTGGGGTGTAATCTGCCCACCGATCCAAAGGATGGCAATGGCCAAGAACAAGAAGAAGTCCTACCTAGTGACCCCTGCGGGGTCTACTGCTACTTCCAAGAAGCAGAACCCAAAGGTAGAACGCGCTGCCAACATAGCCAAGGGAATCGCTATTGCAGCGATCCCAGTAGGTCGTGCAGCAACCACTGTAGGTAGGGTGGTCTCCAAGGTCGTCACTCCAAAGTTATCCTCGGCGGGTAAGACAACCAAGACTCGTACCTTTACCCAAGGCTCCAAGGCCAAGATTGAAGCCAGAGGCCCTGGAGGCACAGCCTATTCTCCAGTGAAGAAGACCAAGGTCAAGGTGGAATACGAGACTAAGAAACTCTCCGTCCGTCAACAACAGAATGTGAAGGCCCTCACAACATCCCAAAAAGCAAAAGGGGCGTTGTGGACTGCTAAGGGAGCCGCTGCTGGTGTTGTAGGTAGCCAAGAGCCAAAGAGCAAGAAGAAGGCTTCCCAGAAAAAGAAGAAGTAGATGTCTGACAAACAAGCCGCTGATCTGGCTAAGAGGGTCATCCTCCAATGCCTAGCGGAGGGGATGACAGTAGAGCAGGCCTGTGGGGTGGCAGGTAAGTCCCCCAAGACCTGGGAGTACTACCGTAGGTCAGACCCCCACTTCAAGAGCCTAGCGGATAGAACACGGCTAGGTGCGGTATCCAAGAAGTTTACCGAGGCTGACGCCCAAGACTTAGACTTTGTATCTTTCAGAAAACGCTTCCTCCACTCTGAGACCTTTGCCCACCAGAAGAATCTGGTAGATGTGATCGAGGGTCAGGACCCAGGCTGGCTCCACCCCTCTATGCGCTTCGAGCGGGGTACGGCTAATAACCGCATCCTCATCAACATCCCACCGAACCACGCCAAGTCAATGACGGTGACTGTGGACTACGTCACCTACAAGATCGTCAACAATCCGAACTTCAGAGTTCTCATAGTTTCCCAGACCCAGCGCTTGGCAGCGGACTTCCTCTACGCTATCAAGCAGCGCCTTACCCACCCAATGTACGAAGAACTCCAGCAGGCTTACGCTGCAGGGGTGGGCTTCAATACCAAGTCTGCCTCTTGGCAGGCTACTCGTGTTACCTTCGGAGAAGAACTCAGGGAGTCCTCTGAGAAGGACCCAAACATTGAGGCCGTCGGTATCGGCGGTCAGATCTACGGTAAACGCGCAGATATGATTATTATAGATGACGCCGTTACCCTCTCTAACGCTAATGACTTTGAGCGACAGATCAAGTGGCTCACCCAGGACGTACGCTCTCGTTTGAACCCAACGGGTAAGTTGGTCGTCGTAGGTACGCGAGTTGCATCAGTAGACCTCTACCGAGAATTACGTAACCCAGATAGATACCCAGGCGGCTTGGTCCCTTGGACCTATCTAGCGATGCCAGCCCTGCTTGAGCCTAATGAAGACCCTGAAGCCTGGGTCACACTCTGGCCGTATTCAGACCAACCCTTTGATGGACAAGAGGAGAGTGACAAGACCGAGGATGGTCTCTATCCCCGATGGAATGGTCGTCACCTCTACAACGAACGTCAGGCTATGGACGCTTCTACTTGGGCCTTGGTCTATCAGCAGCAAGATATTTCTGACAATGCTGTTTTTGATCCTGTCTGTGTCAAAGGCTCGATTGACGGGATGCGTAAGTCTGGTGCGCTCAACCCAGGTTACCCAGGACATCCTAAGTCTACCCAAGGTTTCCACTTCGTCTGTGGTCTTGACCCAGCAATGGTCGGAGATACAGCAGCGGTCTGTTATGCCATTGACCGCAATACGCACAAGCGCTACATCGTTGATGCCGTCAAGATTACAGGACCAACACCTGCTCAAATCCGCCAGTTGATGTTTGAGTGGACTGACGCCTATAGGCCTAGTGAGTGGATTGTAGAGCGTAACGCCTTCCAGTCCTTCCTTACCCAAGACGAAGGCATCCGCCAATATCTAGCAACGCGAGGTGTGATCCTACGTGAACACCACACAGGAAACAACAAGTGGGACGCAGGCTTCGGAGTTGCCAGTATGTCCACACTGTTTGGAACGAAGCAGAGCGATGGTAAGCACCATCGAGATAATCTTATCCATCTTCCTTCGGATCAGACAGAGAATATCAAGGCGCTCATAGAGCAACTGATTACCTGGTCTCCTACGACTAAGGGTAAGACCGATATGGTGATGGCTCTCTGGTTCTGTGAGATCAGAGCGCGAGAGATCATAAACAATGGACAGCATAATGTCCACCATATGAAGAATCCTTTTCTGTCAAGAGCAGAAAAGGCAAAAAGAGTGGTCGTCAACTTAGATGACCTATTCGAGCAAAAAGATCACCAGTTCATCTAAGGAGTCAATATGAAGAAGAAGGCAGTCAAACTCGGCGCTATGGTTGCAGAACGCCAAGGAACGGTAAATAAGAAGACTCGCGCAAAGATTGCAAAAGATTTCAGTGTAGGCAAAAAGGGCGTCAATGCAGGATATATTTCTGGAAAGAAAGATATGGCTGCTGCAGCGCGAGCAAAGAAGAAGAAGTAATGCCAGCCAAAAAGAAGCCTAAGATTTTTACACCCAAGAGATTGCCAAGCGATAGCGATGTGATGATGCCAGGCTATTCATATCCTAAGAAGATGAAGAAGCAAGTAGAAGCGCAGCGCAAGAAGACCACCAAGAAGAAGTAGGTCAAATGTTATCAGTGAAGGAAGTAGCGGCTAAGGCCTCACGCCTGCAGACCCGCTACGCAGCGAGAGATCAGCGTATGCGCGATGTTCTCTCTGTACGTCAAGGAGATATGTCGAAGGTCTATCCTTCTATGTTCTCTGAGGAATACCCAAAGCCTCTTATTGCCAACTTCATCGACGTTGCTGCTCGTGACCTCGCAGAAGTAATGGCGCCACTGCCTTCCTTCAACTGTGCTGCAACCAATATGGTCTCTGACTCTGCTCGCAAGGCAGCAGATATCCGCACTCGTATCGCTAACTACTACATCTCAGCAAGCGAACTACAGATCCAGATGTACACCGGAGCCGACTGGTTCAACACCTACGGTATGCTCCCAGGAATCGTAGAGATGGATTATGAGTCCAATAGTCCTCGTATCCGCTTGCTCAACCCTTTTGGTGTCTACCCAGAGATCGATAGATTCGGTAGAACCATCTCACTCGTCCAGGTCCTTGCCACAGATGCGGAGACACTTGCTGCTCAATACCCAGAGTTTGCACCTCAAATCCTCAAGCGGGATTACACGCAGCAGGGCAGTCCGTATCTTTCAGTGATTAGATATCACGACAAGGACCAGGACCTCATCTTCCTACCAGAGCGCAACAACTTGATTCTTGCCAATACACCTAATCCTGTTGGCAAGTGCCTGGCGCGTGTAGCCGTTCGCTCCTCCATTGATGGCGAAGCACGTGGCCAGTTTGATGATGTTCTAGCGGTACAACTTGCACGTGCGCGTTTCGCTGTCTTGCAGATCCAAGCAGCAGAGAAGAGCATCCAAGCGCCTATCGCTATCCCTCAGGATGTTCAGGAACTTGCTTTAGGTCCTGACGCCATTATGCGTTCTGCCAATCCCCAGGCAATCAGGCGCGTACCGCTAGAACTTCCTCCAGGTGTATTCACCGAGTCTGGCGTTCTTGAGCGTGAACTTCGTCTTGGCGCTCGCTACCCAGAAGTGCGTAGCGGAAACCTCGATGCTTCCATCATCACAGGTCGTGGAGTCCAAGCACTTCAGGCTGGCTTTGATACACAGGTGCGTTCAGCACAAGCACAATTTGCACGTCTCTTCACCGATCTCACTGCCGCTTGTTTCGAGGTAGATGAGAAGGTCTTTGGTTCTATGACCAAGGAAATCAAGGGTGTAGACGACGGCACTCCATACACGATGAAGTACATCCCTTCACGCGACATCAAGGGTGAGTACGGCGTAGATGTGCGCTACGGCATTATGTCTGGTATGGACCCTAACCGCGCTATCATCGCACTTCTCCAGATGCGTAGCGACAAACTCGTTTCACGAGACTATGTACGCCGCGAGATCCCAATGGAGTTGAATGTCACACAAGAAGAACAAAGGGTTGATATCGAAGAGATGCGCGATTCTCTTCGTGTTGCTCTTGCTCAGTACGCCCAGGCTATACCAGCACTGGCAGCGCAGGGACAAGACCCTACTCAAATCATTGGCCGCATTGCTGAAGTTATCAAAGGTCGGCAAAAGGGCCTCCAAATAGAGACCATCATTGAGAAGGCATTTGCTCCAGAAGAGCCAGCGCCACAAGAGATGACGATGGCAGAACAGATGTCACCAGCAGGTGCGGCCCCCGCCCCTGCCTCGCAGCCAACTCCAGAAACCCCTGGTGGAGCGGCCCCTGCTGGTGCTACTCGTCCCGACATAGCAACACTGCTCGCCTCAATCGGCGGCGCGTAATCCAACTAAGGAGGTGGAAAATGAACAAGAAGGGTGGCCGCGCAGCGGCTCCAATGCAGAAGCCGACTGAAGGCAAGAAGGATACTTCAAAGCCAAAGGGCGGTAAGGTCGAATACGGCTTTGCACCTGCAGGACGTAAGGGCAAGAAGGCCTAGTTAGCATTAGAAGGGACTGAGCGATGTTCGATCCAGGTAAAGATGACGTGCCTCGCTCAGTCACCTCTGCAGATTTCCTCGTCGTACTGTCGGGGTTTGCACACAACATAGCATCATCAGTACACGCACTTACAGAAGATTTGATGGAACTGGCTACATACCACGCAATCCGCAAGAGCAAAGTCAATGCGGTGTGGGAACAGTTCACTAACGATTTAGAAAAGATGGAGGACTAAATGAGTATGATGAATCCCGTTGCGGGTCCATCAGGACCAGGCAAGTTCTCTACACGCACGGATAAACTCACATTGGGTTCTACTGCTTACGGTGAAGGACAGGAAACCGAAGAGATCAGGACCGCAATCCCTGGCGCAGCAACAGCAGGAGCGCCCAATCTTGGCGTTACCGCCCAAGAAATCCCTGCGACACGTCCTCCTAGAGAAGGACTGTTTGATCCAGTAGAGGATAGAGAAGTTGACGTTATGCGTGGCTCACGCCTTGGTCCACAAGGTGGACCAGAGTTGCTACAGATGCGTAAGCAAACCGCAAAGACTTCAGATGCCCTAGCAAAACTTTTACCATTCGATACAACTGGCGAGATTGCCATTTTGTATCAGCAAGCCTTAGCGATTGGTGACTAATGTCTGACCCTCTCAAGAGAGCAGCGTACGCAGCAGGCTTGTCAGAGAAGGAAATGCGACAGATTGACTCGCTGAACAAGTCACTCAATGTGCATCGTGAACTGCTCAACCTGCCTCCTAGTGTTGCAAATGCTCAGTATAATAAACTGACTGCGCCGCAACAGCAAGATCTCAAGGCTCGTTACGGAACAGAAGACCCTGTATCCAAGGAACCTCGTGGTTGGCTTGGAACAGCGTGGCATTACACAGGTGGCGCGGTCTTTCGTGGCATTACTGAATTGTCTGATTTGACCACTCGTACTTATCGTGCAGCCGCTATCCCGTTATCACGCGGTGAGGTTGGCTTTGCCTGGGAAGAAGCAAACGATAAAGGCGATAAGGTATTCAACCAAGGTCGTATCTCAGACGCACGTTCCAAGTTTGGTGCGGCCCAAGTCAATGTCGCTATGCGACTTGCAGCAGGCGAAAAGGCCTCAGACATTATCAACTCTGCTACCGAAGCAGAAATGCCCTACGTTAGGCTATTCCAGCAAACACAGGGTCTCAATCCTGAAGATATGCCTGCAGATGTCAAAGCAGCACAGGAAGTATTCCAGGACACTCTTGCAGCGGTAGACGCAGCAAAGTTTTCTCCAGGTAGGCAGTTGGCAAACCTTGTTACCCCAAAGCAGTTTGAGGGTCAGGGGTTCTTTTACAAGGCTGTCTCTGGCGTAACAGATGCAATCTTCCGTATCGCAGCAGATCCGCTCATTATTGCGGGCAAGGCTAAGAAGTTGTACGACATCTCCAACTACGCACTTGATGTAGTGGTAGGTGGAAACAAGGTTGATGAAGTATTCAATCAGACTAATGTCCAGAACTTCTGGAACCAATACGGTAAGAGCCTTGATGATTATAAGAAGGCCCGCGCAGATGGTCAAACTATCAAGATGCGTGATGCTAAGAATAGGCTCCGCGTCCTAGCGCCTGAGTTCGGTGACTCCGTTATCGACAGTTTTATCGCAGGCGATGCGCCGATTATGGACGCACTTACCGCTAAGGCTTTCTTCAAGAACGCCGAGAACCTACAGGAAGTAATGAAGGGTTCTATCGGTAGGCGCCGAGTCCTTATGCCACGTCTTGATCGTAGACGACAAGCACGAGTCAACTTTGTTACCACAGCAAATAGAGTTTTTGATTTTGATAAGATGGGTTCACGATTTGTAGACGACCTATTCTTCGGTGGAGCATCCACCACAGACGGTATCGCAGAGCGAATCATCAACAACCAAAAAGAAATAGCAGAAGAACTCAAGGCTGGAACTAAGGCCAAGGGTGTCGCTTACTTCTCGATGGATATGATTCGCGGTCGTATCGACAAGTTCAAAGGTCGATTCACGGCAATCCCATTCTTCCCAGACAACGTATTTGACGTCACCGCTAAAGATGCGCCCAAGAAGATGTACCAAATGGCTCGTCTGATTATGCCGCAGCGTGAGGCTAAGTTACTCTCTGAGGCTTTCTCCGCTATGCCAGGCACTGGTCAGCGTAAGGATGTCTATTACGGTCTAATGGGAACTATCGGTGAAGTTCGCGGTATCCGTGTTACTTCCGAAGGTCAGCGCATCAGCGATGAGATAATGGGCAAGGTCAAGCCTCGTCACGCAGTAGATGACAAGTTGGGTGATCCATCCGTCCTGCCAACGACTAATGAGTCAGTAGCCCTTATCCCTTCAGACACATCACCTTTCGTTACTACACCAAGCATCGCAGATATCGACCGTGCGGCAGCACGAAGCGGTCTTATCGAGCGCCTCGGTGGACTAGCCCACAAAGACTGGGTAAATAAGATGACCTCATACTGGTCATTCCTAACCCTTGCAGGTCCCCGCTACGCACTCCGTAACGCAACAGAAGACCTTATGGTCAACCTCGCTATTGGTCAGAGTGTGTGGGGCGTAGGTAAGGCTAAGTTGCTTTCCACTCGCCTACGTACTGCACGTCAATACGCTCCAGGTATGACTGATGCTGAGAAGTTTGCCAATAACCCTCTCGGTATTATTATGCGTTACGTCAATAAGTCTGAGGCTGAGGCCTATACAGCAGAGATCAACAAGATTGTTGACGAAGGTGGCGGGGTCAAAGAGATCCGCCAGGTCTTTGCTAGAGCGCTCAATGAAGGTAAGGCCCGTAGGTTTATGGGCAAGTTTACTGACGAAGACAGAGCAGTGCTTGCTGAACAAATTATTCACGGCGACCTAGACAATGCCCTTATGGATGTGGTCGAAGGTGGTAAGAACGCATTTACTGGCTTGGATTACACCACCAAGAGCCTTATCAAAGCACGACGCTCAGGCGTTCGTATGGCTGAGTTCAAGGCTGAGTATCCATCCAATGTTCGTCGCGCACGTGGTCAGGGATATAAGCGCCAAGACCCATTGACCGATGAAGCCTCCAAGGTTGCTTGGCTTATGCGTATCAACTACTACGCTAATGACGAAGTAGGCGCACTTGCGGTTGCGAATCTGGACAATAAGGACAAAGCAGTAGCAGA